CAGATGAGAGACTTGTTAGGAAACCCAAAGTATGATGATAGTGAAAAACAAAAGACTTTCAAAAAGGTATTTGGATACTATGATAAAGGTATCTATAATATGATGACTAATAAGTTCAAAAAATTATTTGAAACATATACACTATCGGATGATTTGATAAAAGAATTTTTGATTGAGGCTAGTACTACTGTAAATGGAAACTTAGACGATGGTCCTTCAACATTCCACAAAGACTATTCTGAATATGTAAAGGTTTCTACAGAATGGATAAATTCTTTGTACAGCGATGCTGGTTGGGCTGTAATGGATTACATAATAAGGGATGGTGCTAGAAATTCAATAAAGGATGCTTATAAATCCGTACCACTAACTTATTTAGATCATGGACAAGCAAAGGGTTCTAATACAGCTGTAAATAAATATAAGAAATGGATGAGTGATGTTATAGAACCTTTAGGATGGGATGTCGTTAGTTGGATGGGAACTAGCGCTGCTATAGACAACATCATAGGTAGTTTGTTTGCTGCTGGTGCTAATGCTACAGAGTATTTACCCAATTAATTCAAAGTGGTAGAAACATTTTCTAAGGATTGGTGGAAGAAAGAATTACTATTAGAGGGTGGTGCTTATGGACACCTCAATCATCCATTTGATAATAAAAATTTAACATTTTCAGATTTTAAAACACTAATTATTAATACACTTCAAGGTAATCTTGATAAGGAAGGTCCTGTTACGGAAAAGACGGATGGACAGAATATAATGATTAGTTGGAAGAATGGAAAGTTAGTTGCAGCTAGAAACAAAGGACATATAAAGAATTTTGGTGCTAACGCTTTAGATATAAGTGGTATAAGAAATATGTTTTCTGGTAGAGGAGACATTGAAAAAGCATTTGTATCTGCTATGACAGATTTACAAAAAGCACTAAAGGGATTGAGTAAAAAACAAAAAGACAAAGTATTTGCTGAGGGTAAGAAGTTTATGTCGCTAGAAGTGATGTACCCAGCAACCTCAAATGTCGTACCTTATGACAAATCATTATTACAATTTCACGGAACCATTGAATACGATACTTATGGTTCTCCAGTCGGAGAGGACAGAGGTAGTGCTAGAATGTTAGCTGGTATGATAAAACAGATAAATCAAAATGTACAAAAAACATATAGTATTACAAAACCATTTGTTACACAATTGCCAGTGGTAAAGAACTTTGCACAGAGACAAAGTTACTTCTTAGGTAAGTTACAGAAATTACAGAACATTTATAAACTCACAGATAGTGCTACATTAGGTGATTATCATCAAGCATATTGGATGGAATACATTTACAATGGTGCTAAACAAACAGACAATCCAAATCCATCAAATGATGTTCTTATGAAACTAACAAAGAGATGGGCTTTCTTTGATAAGTCATATAAGATACCACAGATTAAAAAAGATTTGAAAGATTATCCAAAGTTTTTAGATTGGGTTCTATCAACAGATAAAATGGATCATGCTAAGTTACAAAAGAAACATATCAGAGATTGGGAAGTTCTTTTCTTTGAGTTAGGTGCTGAAATACTAAAGAATATGAAAGACTTTATAGCAGCTAATCCAAGCAAAGCAGCTCAAAAGATTCGTAATGATTTGACAAAGGCTATAAACCAAGTAAGAAAATCAAAAGACCCAAAGGTATTGAGTACATTGAAAACACAATTAGACAGACTCAATGCTATAGGTGGATTGAAAGCAGTAGTACCATCAGAGGGAATTACTTTTGTGTTCAAAGGAAAGTTATATAAATATACTGGCGCTTTTGCTCCAGCAAATCAAATCTTAGGTATGTTAAAATTCGTATAGGAGTAGGTTATGGGATATAGTAAAGAATCAATAAGACAAAATGAAGCACTAAAAGATGCTTTAGCTGGTAGGGAGCATGTAAAAAATTATGTTCAAGTCGGATATGAGGGTAAACAAAAACCAAAGGGTGATGTTATTCCTAAGATGACGGAGATAATGAAAGATGTGAGAATGCCACTATTTTGTCCTAAGTGTGATAAGGTTATGAAAAAAAGGTTAGACAATAAGATGTGGAATCTATTTCAGCATTGTTTCGATTGTCAGGTAGAGATAGAACACAAACTAAAATTAGAAGGTAAGTTTGATGATTGGGCTAATGAAAAGATGAGAAAGAATAAGATAGCAATTATCAAAGATACATTACAACAATTAGAAGAATTCAAAACTATGAAAGCACCAGAGTGGTTGAACAATGTAGGTGTAAACTATCCTGAATTAGAAAAAGAAAAGTGGGAAGGTGGAACTGAAAAGATGGTTGCTGAAGCTGAAGAAGCGATAGTAAAACTGAAAGAACAATTAGAACAATTGGAGAAAGAACAATGAAACTTTGGAAAGTAATATTAGGATTTATTGGAGCTGTTGGTGCTTTATTTGCTATGAACAAAGCAAAGAGTGAAGAAGTAAAGAAACTCAAAAAAGTTATTGACGCTAATAAGAAAGAAGAAAAGAAAGTTGAAAAACAAATCAAAGAATTAGAGACTGCTAAAAAGGCTTCTAAAAAAGAGATTGGTAATATGAAAAGAAAACTTACTATCTCTAAAAAGAAAACTAAGAAGATGGAAGAAGTTTACGAAAACGATGAAGTAGAATCAGCCGAAGAGTTTCTTAGAAAGTTTGCTAAAAGTAAATGAGACTAACTATGAAAATACTAAAATACTTTTTGATATCATTTTTTGTTTTATCGATGGTGGATGGACAAACCACATTTACAGAAGAACAAGCGTTGGAAATGATAAAACAAAGAGATGCTCAATGGGAAGATAAGATTGCTAAGGCTAACACATTGATAGAATTTCAAAAAATTACTATTGCTAAATCTGATTCTGTTATTATGAAATTAGAAGAACAAGCAAAGTTAGACACATTAGTATTGCTTGCTCAGAAAAAACAAATCGATTTATTGAAGTCTAGAGATGAGGCTAATGAGAAGATGGTTGAATTAGTAAAACCAAAATGGTATGAGAATAAATACATTTGGCTAGGAATAGGATTTATCTTAGGAAAGATATAATGAAACCCACAGTACTAAAAGAAGTAATAAAAAAAGAGTATGTAAAATGTGCTCAAGACCCAATATACTTTATGAAGAAGTACTGTGTCGTTCAGCATCCAATGAAAGGTAAGGTTCCGTTTCATCTATTTGAATATCAAGAACAATCCCTAAAAGAATTTGAAACACATAGATTCAATGTTATACTAAAGGCTAGACAGTTAGGGTTATCAACATTGTCTGCTGGGTATGCTTTATGGATGATGTCGTTTCATCAAGACAAAAATATATTAGTAATTGCTACCAAACAAGATACTGCTAAGAACTTAGTAACTAAGGTAAGAGTGATGCACGCCAACTTACCCTCTTGGTTGAAACAGAAATGTACGGAAGATAACAAACTATCTTTACGATATAAGAATGGTTCACAGATAAAAGCAGTATCAAGTGGTGAGGATAGTGGTCGTTCAGAAGCACTATCTCTACTAATATTGGATGAGGCTGCTTTCATCGATAAGATTGAACCAATATGGGCTGCTGCTTCACAGACATTATCAACTGGTGGACAATGTATCGCACTTTCTACACCTAATGGTGTTGGTAACTGGTTTCATAAGACTTGGGTTGGTGCTGAAGAAGGAACAAATGATTGGAACACTATAAAACTACATTGGAGTTTACATCCTGATAGAGATGATGAGTGGAGAAAAGAACAAGATAGTTTATTAGGTCCTTCACTAGCTGCACAAGAATGTGATTGTGACTTTATCACTTCAGGTCAGACTGTAATAGATGGTGTAACATTAGAAGAGTATAGAGAAAAGCACTGTAACGACCCATTAGAAAAAAGAGGAATAGATAGTAACCTTTGGGTGTGGCAACCACCTAACTACACTAAAGACTATGTTATATCAGCTGATGTCGGTAGAGGAGATAGTGCTGATTACTCCGCATTTCATGTTATGGATGTTGAGACGATGGAACAAGTTGCTGAATATAAAGGAAAAATTAGTACAAAAGATTTTGGTAACCTATTAGTAAATGTATCAACAGAATATAACAATGGTTTGTTGGTTATAGAAAATAACAATATAGGTTGGGCAGCTATACAACAAGTAATAGATAGGGGATACCAAAACCTTTTTTATACAAGTAAAGATTTACAATATGTAGACACAGAACATCAAATAAATAATAGATACAGAACTCAAGATAGAAATATGGTGCCTGGTTTTTCGATGACGATGAAAACAAGACCTTTAGTAATCGCTAAATTAGAAGAATATTTCAGAGAAAAGTCAGTAATTGTCCGTTCAAATCGATTAATTGATGAGTTGTTTGTATTTATATATAATAACAATAAAGCCGAAGCAATGCAGGGTTACAATGATGATTTGGTGATGAGTTTTGCTATTTGTTTGTGGGTAAGAGATACTGCTCTTAGATTGAAACAAGAGGGTATAGACTTACAAAAAAAGACATTGAGTGGTGTAGCAAACCAAATGCTACCACAGAGTACGAATCAGCAAAATGATGAAAGATGGGAATGGAAACCAGACGGAAAAGTAAAAGAATCATTAGAGTGGCTTATTAACTAAGAGGTAAAATTATGGCAGACACAACATTAACAGGTAGACTAAAAAGATTATTTTCAGGTAGTACCATTGTAAGAAACATTGGTGGTAGAAAACTGAAAGTGGTTGATAGCAGTAAGATACAAGCAGCTGCTCAAAATAATTTAGTCGATAGATTTGCAAAGATACATTCTAATATGGCTAATCATCCGTATAATGAACTTTTACAAGTTCAACAATTACGATTAGGATTGTTTAGAGACTATGAGTCTATGGACAGTGACTCAATAGTTGCTTCAGCATTAGACATTTACTCAGATGAATCTACAATGAAAAATGAGTATGGTAAAATTTTAAATATAAAAACTCAAAATGACCAAATACACGATATATTACATAATCTTTTTTATGATATTATCAATATAGAGTTTAACTTATGGCCTTGGGTTCGTAATATGGTAAAGTATGGTGATTTCTTTTTGAAGTTAGATATTGCTGATAAGTATGGTATTACAAATGTACAACCAATGTCTGCTTATGATATTTCTAGATTAGAAGGACACGACCCAACAAATCCTCAAATGGTACAATTTGAGTTCGTACCACAACAAGGAAGTGGTCATGTTGGTGCTAGACACTCACAAAGAGGTAGAGAATCAACCTTATTAGAAAACTATGAGGTTGCTCACTTCAGACTATTATCAGACTCCAACTTTGTACCTTATGGTCGTTCTATATTAGAGGGTGGTAGAAAGGTATGGAAACAATTATCTCTTATGGAAGACGCTATGTTGATACATCGTATTATGAGGGCACCAGAGAAAAGGGTATTCAAATTAGATATAGGTAACATACCACCAGCAGAGGTTGATAACTTTATGCAACAGGCGATAAACAAAATGAAGAAGGCTCCTATTATGGATGAGAAGACTGGTGAGTACAATCTTCGTTACAACATACAAAACCTTACAGAAGATTTCTTTTTACCTGTAAGAGGTGGTGACAGTGGAACTACTCTAGATTCTTTACCTGGTCTACAATACGAAGCTACAGAAGATGTTGAATACCTAAAGAATAAGTTGTTAGCTGCACTTCATGTTCCAAAGGCTTTCTTAGGATATGAAGAGGGATTGGGTTCTAAGGCTACATTAGCTGCTGAGGATGTCCGTTTTGCCAGAACAATCGAAAGAATAC